TTCAAGTCTTCCCATCGAGATTTGTTGGTTATGTCTACGGCGTCCTCAAGCGTCAACGTGTTCTCTGCGGAAGTGATAGGACGTGCCGTAGAAGGCGCTTTGTGCGTCTCTTGCGGTTGATCTTTGCTTGCCTGTTGTCCTGCCTTATAACGTGCAATGACGGCTTCCTCAAGCGTTGTATGCGTACCTGTGAACCTCTTCCCGTCTACCATGACCGTGTAACGGAATTTCCCTGATGGCAGCAGTGTAATACCCGTTGGTAAGCTTGTATGCATTCTGCTCACCCCTAGCCGAGCCTATGACATGATAAGGTGATGTCTTGAGAATGCCCTATGGCGTCCTCTTCGTCTCTGTTGGGTGACGTGTTGATTTTGTCAAGGTTGTCTAGCGGTTTTTTGTATGGGTCGATATCCCACGCTAGAGAGCGGCGGTTGCGCTCTAGGTTGTCGCTGATGTGCGTTGTCATGATGTTGTCACCTCCGAAGGGTAAGGCAAAGGACGCCGGTGATGGTGCTTTGCGGCGTCCCTGTGGTTGGTCTATGCTGTGGCGTTCAGGGAGACGTATGTCTTAGCTCTCGCTAAGTCCGCTGCGGTTGTCCGCAGTAAGCAACCGTTATTCTTGTCTACCACCTCGTAGACGTCATACTTGCCGTCGTTGGCATATTTTATGAACCACTTTACGATGTCGTTGACAGTCGCTGTCCATCCTGTGGTTGTCCTTGTGTATGTGATTATCATTGGTAAATGCCTCCTTACGCGCGCTTTGCTAAAACGGCTCGGCTTTATCGCCACGCCGTGCTCGGTGTGTTCGTGCTTCTACTCATCCTCTTCAATCATAAATATTTCTGTGTATCCAGTCCTATACTGGAAAATTATTACGCGCTTTATCTTCCCATGCATACTCTCAAATCCCGCCCGATTGTCACATCCACATCCCCTATAAATCTCTCTCGGCTCCAGATACTTATATTCTGACAGTGTTGAAGCCATGTGCTCTTCCACTGCCTTCCTTGTGTCGTGGCGAGTTATTTCTGTCCCGTTTTGCGTCAGTGTAAATCTTGCCATCTTCGTTACCTCCCGCTCGGTGTGTTCGTGATAGGACAAGAAGGCAAGCCGAGAAACAAGTCCTCGGCGTTACCCTCAAGCGTGTTCGTTGAGTCCCTACTGCTTACGCAGGATTGCCGCGAATACCATTCGATTTGTACCGATGTGTTTACCGTGAATCTCGTAGACGTCGTTGTCGTAGTGCGTCGGTTCTCTGTAGCCCGCTTCCCGCGCTTCGTCGGCGTTGGCGAAGATTGCGCTAATGCGGACTGTTAAGAAGCGTGGCGTGTTGACGTACTCATTGATCTGCATGGTGTGTAAAGCCTCCTAAGGGTAAGCTAAAGGACGCCGGTGATGGTGCTTCGCGGCGTCCTTGCGTGATGGTTGGCTACGTGGTGCTAGTGGTTTGTGAAGACGTAGATGTGACCACCGGGCGCGGGAAGTGAGTAGACGTCCGTCAAGAACAGGTCTCGGCTGAACCGCTCATAATCGAAATACCGTTGTGCGAGCTCGCTGTCACCGTTGAGTATTCCTGCTTCCTCAACGTATTCCTCCGCGTAGTCTTCCTCGCTGTCGTGTATGCCGAGGTAGGAGTCAACGAAACTGGCTACGGACTCGTCAATGTCCTCGCCTGTATACCTGTTGGAGTAACGGTCATCGACGTAAGCGGTGAATGCCGCGCCGTGTTCCTCATAGGCTTGCGCCCATGCTATCCACGCTTCGGGGTTGCATTCCTCGGCTATACCGTGCGGGATTTCGTCGATGTCGTAGTGAATGACATGCCACTCGTCGCAGATAAGGCTTGCACGGTAGGGCTTCATAGCCTCGTCGATGGTCTCTTGAATAGCCTCGGCGTCGCTGTCGGGTGTAACCTCAAGAATCAGATGCATGTCGGTGGGGAATACGGTTGAAATAACGAGTCTCATTGTGATACACTCCCTTCGTTGTTGTTTGGTACATTGTCAAACGTCATCGGTGACGCGATGACAAAGGCGAGCGGTAAACGCTCACGGATTAGCTTACATACGCCTGTGTTGCTTCTATCGGCGTCGCAGGCGTATGTGAGTATCAAGCGCAAGAAGAATCTGATGATTGTCATTGGTTAACCTCCAGTGAGTTTGTTTGATTGTCTTGTGGCTTCCTGTAATCTCCGAGGTTGCGGCGGTCGTTGTGAGTCTTGGCGTCTCGCGCTCGGCACTCTCGCTATCTCGGAGAGGCTTACTGTTTCGTTCGACGCTGTAAGCCGAGCGTCTGGGTTGTCAAGGTGCTGTCAGGGTGTTTGGTTTGACCGCTTGCGTTGTGAGGGCTTGTCCTGTGAAGCGGTGCGCCCTGCCTCCTTCGTTGTTATGCATGATACCCGTGGGCATCCCACAGTTAATCAGTTATTTCACTGAATAAATTCTAGGTAGTTTTACTTATGGGGGCGAGGTATCCCTTGGATGATCTAATGCGTACTATTAGCGCGAGGCTTGAGCTAGCAAGGCTTGCAAGGGGCGAGAGTAAAGCTGCTGTAGCTCGTGCCGTTGGCGTGAGTCCTTCGACCTATGGCGGCATGGTGCGCGGTCATGACGGCTTATCGGTGCAGCTGCTTGTCTCTCTTGCAAAACACTTTGATGTATCTCTTGACTGGTTAGTTGGACTTGATCGATTCGTTGATGACTCCGCAAGGATAGAACCGTTCACCGAAAGGATAATCAAATAATTCCGCTAGGTGGAAAATAGAAAGACCCCTGGAAATTTGCCTAAAATACAAATAATTCCATCAGGTGGAATATTCAGAATTGTTTGAAAAACTTATATAATTCCACCTAGCGGTAACTTCCCACTCCCACTCACGCGCCATAATCGGAAGCAACTACCCACCAAAGGATTATCAATCCGTTACCCTTCTGTGATACCAACGCTTCATGGTGTGTAACCTGTAATTCATGTGTAAATGATGTACGTGTTATCGTGATAGGTATGTTCTCGGCGTCCCTCGCGCCCTCCTTGTGGTTCTCCTTCGTGGTTCTCGGCGCTTCGGTGGTCGTGGTGGCTACCCCGACGGGGGGAACGCCGGGCGCGGGCATTAGCGTTCAGGCGTTCAGATTTTTTGGCAAAATTTCAGGTCTCCACAGACACCCATATACCGCCATAACTCCCCCATACCCAACCTCCACCCCGCCCAAGTACACCAATGTCCCATATGGCTTTTTGAGCGGGGTGTTACAATGCACTGTTAGCAAGAATCCACAGCGCTCAATAGTTTCGCCGTGTCACTCAATAGGTAATCCCGTTGAGGGCTAATGGTTCCCCGCAGGCGAAGCCGAGGGCTAATGATTCCACTTTACCCTGTTGGCTTTCCTTGATACAGCCCTAAGATTCCTCTTACCATTGCCGCCGCCCTTGGAAATCGGTTTAACATGATCGACCTCCCTAGAGTCCCCTACTTTGAGTCCCAGCTTCCGTCGCGCCTTATTCCTGTTCGACCTGTTCTTCCGTTGCTCCGCTTTGCCGTGGTACTGCTCGTACTCTCTCTTGTAATCCCTTACACGCTTAATCTTCTTAGCAGGCTGCTGCGCAACAGTCGATGACGGCTTCTTCCCTTTCTTGATTTTACTAGACATCTACCCACCGCCTTCTTTGGCTCTCCATGCTCCCACCATGCGTCGCCACAAGCGACACCGCAGAACCGCTCGTTCCCCTCACGAACTTCCTCAACTCTTCATCAAGAAGCTCTTGCCGTCTATAGTCAATCATCTTAACCGCGTCACGGTTCATCTGTTCGGTGAACCAACTGACAGCCATAGCCAGCGCGTCTAATCGGTCATCGTGCGCCAGAGAACCCCTGTCGGCGGTTAAGTGGCTCATTTGGTAGAACAGTTGATACTTCAAAGCCTTCTCCGGGGATAGGTGTTTGGTGCTGTCAAAGTCTTTCTCAATGACTCCGCGGTCAACAACGAGTCTGTGTTGGTTCATGACAGGCTCAAGAGTATCGATGATACGTCTTTCCTTCTGAATTGTGTGTCTTACTTCCTCTATAGTCACCGGATAGGTTCTCGTAAAGTATGGCTCAATGAGCGCCTTGAACATGCCGTCACCGAAGTTGGACTCGATCAGCACGAGGTTCACCTTGTTTCTCCTTGCAATCTCTGCAAGGGATGACAAGGTCTTCTCGTCATAACCTCCCTCAAGCCCTCCCGCCTCTGTGACGAATATCTGTGAGTTGAGGCTCTTCGCTACGGCATAGCTTGTCTCGTCTTTGCCTCTCCCAGAGGGGTCTATAGCCATCACCGACGCGCCATAGGGCAGCCAGTCTCCCTGATAGCGTTGAGGCGCGTAATACTTATCTCCGCTAAGTCCGACGTTAGGCAGGTCGTGTAGCTCCTTATCGGGGTCTGCGCCCCATATGACGCGCTCCGGGGCTGTCTCGCGGTCAACTCCCATGACGATCAGGTCTCTAAGTTTGAGCGGATGGCTGTCGGAGTCGGCTAAAGACGTGTCGAGCATGAACTGTAGGGCAAACCCCGAGCGTCCGTAGCTCGCCTCTCGCTCCCGCAGATCAAGGTCGGAGAAGCGGCGGTTGTCTACAGCCTTCCCGACGCAGTGTAAGTCTGTCTCAAGGTGGCGAGCTATGGAGGGCGCAAGGCGTTCTCCGTAGTAGGCTACGAGAGACTCTTCGGGATACCTCGCGGGCCATATGCGGGTTGCGTAACCACGCTCCGGCAAGATGTTGTAGAGGCTTTGTTCAGTCTGCGGCGTCCCAAGGTAGGTTATACGACCATCAGGTTTAATTATGGCGTCAAACTCTTTGACAGCCTCTGCCAGTTTGTCTCGCATTGGTTGTGTTGCGGAGTTGTTAGGGATTTCAATGTCATCCGCGATGATTTCATCCGCGCGGCTACCGGCTAACTGACCGAATATGCCGACGCTCTTGACGCTGGGCGCGTGGTCTGCCTCCGCGGGTAAGACGTCAAAGGCTATCTTTGAACATCTCTGACCTTCTCCCGGGGTAAGGCATTGTAAGACCTCCATATTGTTAATGAGCATTAGGGTGAAGGTTGAGAAGTCATCCGCTCGGACTTTAGAGGCTGACGCGACGAGGAAGTTAAGCTGCGGGTTCATCCTTAGACGCCATACGACGTATGCTGATGTAATCCATGACTTGCCTATACCACGGAAGCCTTCGATGATCTTCCTGCGAGGTCCGAATTGGAGATATTGAGCAATCTCGTATTGGACCGGGGTCGGTTCAGGTAAGTTTAAGTGCTGCCATGTCAGCCATAGGAATGCTCTAAAATCGCATAGCTCTTTGGGTAGTAGTTCAAACGGTCTGTTCAGATTGGTATGTACCTCCCTGTGTGTGATATGGACGCGCAGGGGGAAGTCTGTAGCTTCCCTCCGCACGTCTTTTGCTGCTCTCTAGCCTTCCTGTGCCTTCCCCAGATCAGCTTCATCAAACGCGGGCAGGATACTGACGATATTCTTGAGTGAGTCGTTAGCCTCTCCGATACAGCTGATGTTGTTATCCTTCAAGAACTGTCTGATTGAGTTGATATCTGCTGTGGTGTACTCGCCTGACATGAGTTTATCCATGTACGTTCTGGCTAATGCGCCGTGAAGGTCGGCTAGAGCGTCTTCGGTTGCTCTGGACATTCTGTCTACCTCCCCAGAATTGTGTTAGTCACCCAACCGACAACGCCGCCGATAAGCCCGGCAGCTGTAATCCATGCCTTGAGACCTGACAGAGAGCGCTTGATTGAGCCTATTTCGAACTCTGTGCGCTCTATGCGTGCCTTATGGTCGATACAGTGAAATTGGCGTTCTTCAAGGACGGTCGTTATTCTGGCTAGGTTCTCCTTAATCTCGTGAATGTCGGTCTGCAAGGACTCAAATGTCACTTCCCCACACCCTTACCACCGCTTTCCGCGAGACTTGTTAATACGCTCTACGATTTGATCGACGATACAACCATAGATACGACGTCTCATCCATTTCGGAAGGAAACGCAGCTTGATGTGCTTAGACAGCCATTCGATGGCTGCCTCCCTCTTTTCTGCCCCTGTAATGTCTCCAATGTCCACACTGACGTTTTCGATAGTGTGAACAAGAAGACTGGGACATACCCCGGTCATCGTGTCTTCCGCGTTGGCTTCGTTGATAGCGGATAAGACTTTCTCTACATTGGTCATAATTCCCCACCCCCATTTGTGGTCTCCGAAGAAAGTAAAATGCGAGCCTCCGAAGAAGCGTACCGCAAGCCAAATTACCCAAGCCAATACCGGGTATCCGATATCGGCGACGCAAAGGCGTAATATTCTGTCTGCTTCTTGGCGCTCAAGGTTTGTGCCGCCTCTCCAGTAGAGGTAGTCGTGAGCGCAGCAGCAGGACTCGAACGGTGGTGCGTGTCCCGTGATAAAACGCCATGTGATCGAAAGACCGCCTGAACAGCCGTCCGATTTGAAAGGTTGCCTGTCGCTTACCCGCATGGTTAGCCTATAGCTTCATGATGTAAGCGAGAGTGTAGTATTTGGGACAGTTGCTGAATGGTTTGCCTTCGCCCGTCTTATTAATAGTTAGCTGTGGTGTGGCTTCATGTGTTGAAGAGTACAACTTATCCAGCTGCATTTCTCTTATCTTGACTGTGTGCGTATGACTCGGTGTTCCACCTGTGGCGCTTATGTCGTCAAGCGTAGGTGGCTGACCAAC